TTTTTTTTTTTTTTTTTTTTTTTTTTTTTTTTTTTTTTTTTTTTTTTTTTGATTTTTTTTTTTTTTTTTTTTGATTTTTGTTTGATTTTTATTTGATTTTTTATTTTTTATTTTTTTACCGCCATTAAATTCATAATCTTTTAAATAATTTTTATATATATATTCTAATTCTGGAATCACATTATTATTTTCAATTGATTCAATTAATTTGATTATAAAATTATAATCAGATCCATAATTATTTGGAATTTTTTTTAAAAAATCAAATAATTCAATATCATCATCATCTAATTCATTGAATTCATCATCTTTTAAAATATTTAATGAATTTGTGTTGTAAATGCTCATAAAATATTCTTGATATAATTTTAAATTATACAATTGTTGAAGCAATAATCTTATTGGTTTCAAATTAATGTTGTTAAGATTAGAATTGCATATATAATTTCTTCTACATATTATTGAATTATTACCAACAGCAATATTTAAAATTTTATCTATTTTTTCTTCAATTGACAATCCATTGTAACAAGGATTGTTAGTATCATCACCAAAATATATATTCATTGGCAATATTCCAACTTCATTTGTGCATTTTGTGTATGGATCATCTGAAAACATATTTTTATCATACACAAATCCAAATTTTTCATAAGAACATAATCCAGCAATATTTTTATATGAATTTGCAAGATCTAACAATGCATTTCCATTTGTAGGAATTAATGGTTCATTTGTTTTAAATTTTTTTTTATACAAATCAATTCCATATTTTTTTTCATATTTGTATTTACTTAAAATTTTACTTCTTTTTACTTTTTTGTAAATTATTTCTGCATTTCCATTTAATTTTTCATTTAAATCAAATTTTTCATCATCAAATATATCAAAAAAAGTTGAAGTTATTGGATGTTTTAAAATTGTATATAAATATAATCCAATAATAACACTTCCAATTCCTTTTACATTAGAACAAATTAAATTTAATGCATAATCATTTGGAAATATTTTACATTTTCCACGATTTACGAGTGCAAATCCAACAATTAATTTAAACTTTTCTTTAAATTGTTCTTTATAATTAAAAAATTTTAATTCTTCAAATTTATCTAATTCATTGTATATTTTTTGTTGCATTTCTTTCAATGAAATCGGTTTATCATGTTCGCTAATTTCATTTGTTTCATCTAATTTAAAATCTAAATTACTTATGTTGTCATCATCATTTTCATCATCATATAAATATTTATTAGAATCATGAATGTATAACAAATTATCTTCGATCTGTTGTGGAGCAATAATTATTAAATCACAATCATAATTATTTTTAAAATTATTATTTAAAATTGGAGAAATATATTTATTTATACTTTTTATAACATATTCGTCTGATACATTATTTTTGCAAACTTCACTCAAAGAAATTGAAATTAATGATATTATATATTTTTTTATATTTTGCCAATTTTCAGAGTTATTTAATAAATTATATCTTCTAGTTTTTACTCCAGGTTTATTTAATAAATAAAAAATTATATCATCAATATTATATATTTTATAGTTTTTTAAATGAGAATCAATATTTAAATTATCACAATAATAGTTGAACATTTTAATATATTTATCAATAATATCTCGTCTAAAGAAAAAACTATTATATTTTATATTTTCATCATTTGGTTTTATTTTTTGAAACAATAATATTTTTTCATCCATTAATTATATATATATTTATATAATTAATTTTTAATAAAATCATAAAGTTATAATGCAATATTGTAATATTTCATTCCATTCATCTTTTATTTCTGGATTTTCATCTATATTGAACATTCCATCTAAAATAAATTTATTGCAAAATTGTGTATTAATTTTTATTGTTATGTATTCTTCATGCATTTCATGACATTCAATTAAATAATTTAAATGAATATTTTCTTCTCCATGTCTATTCCTTTTATTAATTCTTTCATAACATTTTTCTGGTGTTGTATTTATATATATTACTGCATTCAATGGAAAATCTTTTGAAAATTCATTGAACATTTGTAAATATATTTGATAACAAACATCTTCTATTTTATTGCTATTTTTTAGCATTTCTGCAAATACAAAACAATCTGTGTACAAACTTCTTTCAGTAATTATACATATTTTTAATTTTTCATTATTTTTTATTTCAGATGTTGCTTTATTTATTGCATTTTTTAAATATATTAGTCTTGATGTAAAAGCTAATATTTGAAATGAAAATGAATATTTTTCTTGATTTTCATAAAATTTTTCAATCATATTTTTTTCATTTTTATCTTTAATTTGTTCCCACAATTCAACTGGTTCATCAACAAATACTATTTTATAACCATTGATTTCTGGCAAATTATCTTTGCAATATCTGACAAAAGTACTTTTTCCAGAACCAATGTTTCCTTCAATTGAAATAATTTTAACATTTAAATATTTTTCAGACATTTTGATTATATTATTTATGTTTATTTATGTTTATTTATATTAATATTTTTATAAATTATTTTTATTTCAATTTTTATTTCAATTTTTATTTTCACAAATTAAAAACTTTTATAAAATATATATAAATAAAAAAGATATATAAATAAAAAATATATATGATAAGTATTTAAATAATATGCCATCATTTAAACCAAAAACTAATAAAAAAATTAAAGTTTCGAAAAAATATTTTACAACTCTTGATGGTAAACACACAGAATTTGTTAATGAATTTATATCAGATGAAACTAATTTAATACCATCTTTAAAAAAAGAAAGAAAAGAATGTAAAAAAAAATTAGTTTTGTTAGAAAATGAAGATGAACCTGATATTGAAAAAATTATGGAAATAAAAGACAGAATAAATGAAATAAATGAAAATATAAATATTTTAAAAAGAAAAAAAAATGATTATTATTTAGACAATTCAAAATATATATTTGAATATTTTGAAAATAAAAAAAATATTAATAATGTTGATGATTGTAACTCTGCACCAAAACAAATAACAACAAAAAATCAAGCATTGTTTAATATATTTAAAATTCAACCAAAAGAACAAGATTCAAATACAAACGAAGAAATTAAAACAATAAATTTAGTTCAAAAATATATGAGTAATATAGATGAATCATATATTGATATGAATTTATATTTAAAAAATATGGACATTTGTAATTTTTGCAATAATGGAGAAATGATTGCATTAGAAGATGAAGGAGTTTTAATGTGTAATATTTGTGCAGCACAAATACCATACTTAATAGAAAATGAAAAGCCAAGTTATAAAGAACCACCAAAAGAAGTTTGTTTTTATTCTTATAAAAAAATTACACATTTTAAAGAAATTATAGCACAATTTCAAGGAAAAGAAACAACACAAATTCCTGATGAACACATTGAACAAATTGAATTACAAATCAGAAAAGAACGAATATCTTTAAATGAATTAACACATAAAGAAATGAAAGAAATACTTAAAAAATTAGGATTAAATAAATATTATGAACACATTGCATTCATAAAAAATAAACTTGGAATTTCTCCACCAGTTTTTAGTCAACAATTAGAAGAAGCATTGTGTAACTTATTTATGGAAATATTATCTCCTTATGCACAAGTTTGTCCTGATGATAGAATTAATTTTTTAAATTATCATTTTGTTTTATATAAATTATTAGAACTTCTTGGTGAAAATAAATATTTAAGTGAAATACCAATGTTAAAAGATAGATTAAAATTAATAGAACAGGATTTAATTTGGAGACAAATATGCGATATATTAGATTGGGAATCCATACCAACAGTTTAAAATTTATTTTATTAAAAATGTTTTTCTAATATATTTCCATTGGCATCATATACCCAAATTTCACATTCATATCCTAATTCTTTTGTTGCTTGTTGTTTTTCAAAAATAAATTTAGATTTTCTCATAGTCCATGTTGATTTAACTTCTATGCATTTGTTTTGTGATGGGATAAAAATATCAACATAATATCTGTGACGTTTTCCATTTTCATCTTTATACCACACTTCTGGAACTTCTTTCCTTGAAGTTATTAACTCATTTTCATCTAAATTTTGAATATTTAATAATTCATTATATGCAAAATGTTCATATCCTTGATATTTTATTATTTTTCCAGATGGGAGTATATATTCTTTTAATTTAAAAGATTTTTTAAATGTTAATTCGGAAATTTCATTATTTTGTTGTGGATTTGGAACTCCATATTTTTCAATGTTTGTTTTAACAATTTTTTCTCTTATTTCTGGAACTTTTAACTGATGTTCAAACCCATATTTTTTTAAACATGTTTCTCTATTTTTTTGTTTATATTCATCAGTTTGACAATAAAATTTTTTTCCAAATTTTTTTATGATTGCTTCTTGCAATTCTTTTCTATTTTCTAATGCTAACATTCCATGTTCACTCCCATATTTTTTAAAGTTTGTTTTTTTTATTTTAACTTTTCCTTTTTCTTTGGAACAATAATGGCAATACCCACCAATTTTTAATAATGAACGAAAATCTTTGTCGAATGTATTTTCACAATTTTCTGTTTGGCATTTTCCTTCAATTCGAAAATTTTTTCCCATTATTTTATTAGAATAATCATGAATTAATTCAATTGAATTTTCATTACAATATTTTGATAGTCTGTCATAATTATATGTTATTTTTTGATTTTTTATTTTTAATATTCCATTTTTTAGACTGCAATTAAAACAATAAGCTTGTGTTTTTACTAATTGTCTGAATGATTTTGAAAATAAATCTTCGCAATTTTTATTTAAACAATTTCCATTGATTATTGTATCTCTATTTACCTTCTGTTCTGTATAATTTTTAGCTAGTATAATGTTATTTTCATTTATATATTGAAATAATGTATTTACATTATATCTCATCATTTTATAAATATTATTTTTTATTACAATTATTTTTTTAATTAATTATTATAATTAATTATTTTTCAATTTTTAATTAATTGTTGTAATTATTTATTTTTTAATTTTTAATTAATTAAAAATAATTTAATATTATTAAAGTAGTGCTGGAATTTGTGAAAGACGTAACCCCAAACCTAAACCAAGACCTTGTTTTGTAGATACACCTACAGAAGGCAAGTATGTATCTAAAATTGCAAAAATTGCACTTGCTGACAATGAGATAACTAATATTTCTTCAATATTTAAAGAACGTTTTGGTATTGCAAAAGCAACAATTGCAACAACTAAACCTTCAATTAAATATTTGATGGCTCTTTTAATAATTTCATTAACATCAAACAATCCAAACATTATATATTATTAAAAAAGAAAAAAAATAAATACAATGTTATGAAATAATATATTTTGATTTTTATTTTTTTGAAAAAAATATATATAATAAAATTTTAATTTAAAGAAAAAATTAATTAAATATTTATTAAAAATGGGAAAAAAATCAAGAAAACCAACATATGAAAAAAGAAAAAATGAAGATGGAACACCAAATAATAAATATGTTGATGTATTAGAAGTAGATAAACCAATTGCAGGACAAAATTTTGGTTGCTTTTCATTCATTTCTCCAGAAAAAATTATTAAGCAACGTGAATTATTTTATTTCGAACAATTCCTAAAGAATTGGGAAATTTCAAAATCAATGGAAAAATTTCATCAATTTTTAAATTTTATTTCTTACAAATACAGACTTAAATTTGAAGATATAATTGTTGATTTTGAAGATTATCTTAAAGAAGAACGTGAAAATATTGTAAATTCTGTATCAATTGAAAGTGATTATAAAACATATTTAGACAATCATGAACATGAAATTGAAAAAGAATTTAATGTTAAACATAATTTTCAAACATCAGTAAGAGGATTCAAATCTAGAGGAAATTTTCAAACACAAGAAGAAGCTGAATTTAGAGCTAAATTATTACGTGAATCAGATCCACATTTTGATGTGTATGTTGGCCCTGTTGGAACATGGTTGCCTTGGGAACCTGAAGCTTATAAAACTGGACGTGTTGAATATTTAGAAGATGAATTAAATCAATTAGCACATGAAAAAAGAAACAATGAAAACGCTGCTAAAAATGCTTTTGAACAAAGAGTTAAAGAAACAAAACAAAAAGCAATTGAAGATAATAAAAAAAATGCAGAAAAATTTGGTTCAACAATAACACAAGATGTTGATGAAGAAGGTAATTTAATTGGTGTTGGGGTTGTAACTCAAGAAAAAGCATTAGCTGTTGATGATGAGACTATTTCAACTGAAGATATTAGAAAAGAATTATTTGAAGGAGAAAATATTGTTACATCAAAAAATACAGATCATGGACAATCCGAATTAATTAGTGGCCCATTTGCAAGCAATAAATAAATAAAAATGAACAAATAAATAATAATTATATATTATGAATAATAATATATATTTTTTTATATTTTTGAAATAATTGATTCAAACTTTTTTCTGTCTTGAAAAAATACTCCTAAGTGACCTCTTATATAACTTTGCAAATCTATTCTAACAACATTTGCTGGATGTTTTATTGTATATAATTCTAAAATCATGTCAATATACTCAATTTTAAAATTATTCATAAAATTAATAAATTCTTTAGCACCTTGTCTAGAAAAAGCAACTGCATGTAATCCTCTAACACAATTAGAAACTGAATACACCCGATGATTATTTATAAAATAGTTTGTTTCTCTTATTGTGTTATCTCCATATTTACAAATTCCTAAATAAAAAAAATGTGTTGATATTTCTTCATATTTTATAATTTCATCTAATTTAATATCACATAAAATATTTATATCATCTTCAAAAACATAAGACCATTCATTATTTTCATTATCAGCAATAATGTTATATATTTCCATCATACTTTGTTTATGAGATAAAAGAGGGTTTTCGTGTGGAATAGCACGAAATAATATCACATTATAACCAATTTGTTCTAAAATATTTTTGGAAAATATTGTACGTTCAGAATTTTCATCACAAGTTAATAAATAGGCATTTCTTGACATTTATTTTAAAAAATATAATTAAAAAATAAATTTAATTTATTTTTAAATAAAATATTTATTATATATTATGAACTAACTGTTCTATAATAATAATCATTATTAAATTCTTTTTTATTTTTTATATTTAATGACATTCTTGATGGTGGCATATTTTCATCTTCCGCTGCTTTAGCTATTGTATCCCATGTTCTTAATACAATTCCACTATTAATTTCAACTTTTTCAACTCTTTTTCCAGTGCTTGATGTTTTTTTATGTTCATATTGATCAGTTTTTAATGATACACCATAATATCCTTCATTTGATCCTTCTTTGCACCAAATTGTTGATTTAACAACATAATTAGAATTATTTAAATAATTCTTGATATCTTTGATGTCATCATCGGATACTTCTTTACCAAGAGATTTTTTCCATCTTTGATATTCAGATAGCAAGGTTGAATTTAATATTTTACCATCATGACTAAAATAACAAACATTAAATAAAAATGTTTCAACATCATTATTAACAAATTTTTTTTCATAAGTAGTTGGGATTAATTTTACACCTTTATATCCATTTACTACTTGATTTTTATTTTGTTGTTTTAATCTGCAATATCTAAATCTAATTTTTAAATATTCATTAAAAGAATGAAATATTTCTTTTTTTGGTTTTGTTCTATTCCATATTCTAAATGCACCTTCCATATTTACAGATGATTCTTCAACATCTGATCTGACAATGCACATTTCATTTATAAAATCATTAAATTTTTTGGTTAATTCATTATCTTCAATATTTGAATTTATATAAATTGGATTTATATTATTATTTGTTTGTGTATTCATATTTATGTTTGTATGAGTGTTTCCATCATTATTAATTATATCAAAATTATTATCTTTATCTTCATTTGTAAATTCTTCTTCGTGATTATTATTTTTAACATTATTTTCTTTATTTAAAAAATTTTCATCATGATAAATTATATTTTTTTGTGACAATTTATTTTGTTTTATTTTTTTTAATTGATTTGATAATTCTTCATTTTTTCTTAATAATTCATTTATTTGTTCTGGGGTAAATGTTTTTACTTTTATTATTTCTTGAACATATTTTTTTAAATTTTCAATTGTAAAATTTGTATCATCATAAGATATAATTTCTATTCTATTTTTTCCATTGATTGTTATATTTCTCAATCTTTCTTTAATTTTGTAATGTGTTTTAATCATTTTTTCAATTTCAACTTTATTAGAAACTCTATATGCCTCAATTAAAATAAAATTATCATAATCTTTTTTATGTTGTATGACTCGATTCATTAAATCATTTGTATGTCCAAATTTTATTAACTTTTCATTAAAATTATTGGTATTATTAATAATACCAAGATATATGCATTCTGTTCCAATCGAAAATTGATTTATTAAAACTTGTTCTATGGATTTCAATCGTTCATTTTCAGATTGAATTTTAATTTCCATCAATGATTGATTTTGATTTTTAACATTTTCTAATTGCATTTTTAAATAATTATTTTCTTCATCATTTAATTCTTGCATTATTTCTTCAAATTTTATGTAATAATCATATATTTCATTGCATTTATAAGTTCCAGATTTAAGACAATATTTTTTAAATGTTCTTATATTTAAAAAAATATTTTCTTTATTATGTCCACCTCTACCTGATATATTTGTTGGGGAAATTTCACGTGTATTCACTACTTTAAAATCTTCATCTTCTGTAAAATTATTTGTTAATAATCTTTTAGCAGAAACTTTTTGAGAAAATCCAATCCAATCCCAAATATTATCTAAATCAATTACATAATCATTAATTGGATGAAAATTTAAACGACAATAATATGTTAATAAAAATAATTTTTGTTGAAAATCAGTAAAATTTTCTTTAATTTTTTCCAATAATTTAATATCATTTTTTTGGTATAAAATTTCAACTGAATTATTTTTAATTATTTTAACAATATCAACTGGTTCCATTTTATTTATAATTATATATTTCAACTTGTCTTTATATTGTTTTTTACGTATTTGCTTTTTGGTTTTTAAAGCAAAAAGCAAATCATTTTTATTTTACCATTTACTTTTTTTGACTGATATTCTAGGACCGGAACTTTTCTTTTTTACGTTATTTGGGTCGTATTGTTGTTCGTCATCGTCATCATTTAATTGTTTTGATAATTCCCAAAATTCTCTAGCACCCAAATGAAAATCTCCGTGAGCATCTGCCTTATACCAAAATATTTGGTCATGTAATTTGTTTGATTTTGCATTATTATTTATAACTAAACACTCATAATTTTCAGTACATTGATCCATTACCTGACAAAATGACTCGAAAGTTGGAAACATTCCTGCATAATTTTCATAAATTCTTTTTCGATTGCTGATATATTGTTCTCTTAAAATAAAAACATAATCAATTTGTGTACGTAATGCGGGTGGGACACCTAAAGCGAATTGCATCGTTATCACTAATAAGACCTTCCAGTGCCTACCATTCATAAAGAGAGCACGCATTAATTTATCTCTTGACCAAGAATTGTCATAAAGACAATCATCTAAAATGACAAAAGTTCTTGGATCAATAGAAGTTCTGTTAAATTGTTGCATTTCTTGTTTAATTTGTTTAAGAACTTGACGCTGTCTTTTTAAAATATTTTCAATAATTGCAGTATTATATTCATTATGAATAAATAATTTTGGAACTAATTTTCCATAAAATCCATTACCTTCTTCTGTTCCTGATATTACAGTTCCTATTGGAATATCTTGTTGATAATATAATAAATCTTTAACTAAAAAAGTTTTACCAGTATCACGACGACCTATAAAAACAATTACTGGACCTTTTGATTCATTTCTATTAAAAACAATTGAACGCATATCAAATTTTCTTAAATCTAAATTCATTAATAATAATTATAAAATAAATATGTATTATATTTTATAATTGAACGAATTATTTAATAAAAAATAAATTAATTATTTAATTTCTTCATATTCATAGTCAAATTCAAACAATGAATTATTATTATTGTCAATTAATGATGTTTTAATTAAATCTTCTTGATCTATTTCTTGAACAACATCTTCATACACAATAAATTTTTTTTGAGATTTTCTTTTTTTGTTTTTATTACTTTTTGGTTTATTACTTTCATCAATTATATCACTACATATATATTTAAATTCACTTTTTAATAAATTTGTTAAAAATGTATAAACTTCATTTAATATAATTTCATTACAAGTTCCTAAAATAAGAACACTACCTGTTCTAAATATGGAACAATGAATTTTTATTACATTTTTAAATTCATCTTTATTTTTATCTTCAGGTTTTACTTGAATTCCATTTTGTGAAGATTTATTTGGATTGTAATAAAATGGAGCTTTAACGCCTGGATAATTGCAAGGATCATAAATTGGAGTAATATTATATTTATTTTTTAGAATATCAATCAAATTTTCTCGATTTATATAAAATCCACAATTAAAATTTGAATTTATAAGAATAATGTCATTATTTGGTTTGCAGAATATAGATACATTTTTATAAAATGGTTGGATAAATTCAATGAGTTTTTGCAAAACAAACTGGTATGTTTCATCATTTTTTATTCCAGGTATTTCTATCTTTCCAGTATTAAATAATTTTACATGAAATTCACGAAACATGTTGTTTATTTTAAATCTCATTATTAAAACTAAACAATTATAAAATGCTTCTTTATTTTTAGTTTTGGTCATTAAATCTTTTTTATAAATTCCAATTGATATTTTTCTAATATCTTTAAATTTAATTCTTCCACATGGATTATCAATGTGACAAACTATAAATTGTTCTACATATTTTTCATTTATTAATCTGCTTTGTATTTCATTAAAATCTTCTAAAGTTGTTGTTGTTATTCTAGCTTGTTTTTTAATACAACCTTCTAATGGTGATGAATAAGGTATTATTGAAATATTCCAAAAAATATTTAAATTAACAGGAACATTTAAATATGAAATTTTTGATTTTGTTGATATGTAAATTGGGGTTGGTTCTGGAGGATTTATATTGTCAAATTTAGAAATTGATTCATTTTTCATGATTTCATTATTTTCATTATTTTTATTATTTTCACTTGGTACATTCATAAATTCTAACCATTCGTCATTTAAATTGTTTGATTTTTCACTTAAAAATAATGCATCATTAAACATTGTATATTTTATATTTTATTTTTTATATTTATTTTACAATTATCTTTAAATTTATTTTTAATATTTTTTTCAATTTTTTATAAAAATATTAATAATTTATTTAAAGAATATTTTAAATAGTATCTTACGTTACAATTTTCATTGTGTATTATATTTTCGCAAATTGATAAAAAAATATTATTTGAGTTAATATTATTCATGTTATTTCTTATTAAAAAAAGTAAAAAATTATTTATTATATTTTTTTCACTCATGTTATAATTCAATGAAATTTCACATATATAATTTTCTAATTCATCAATTGAATTTTTATTTTTTATTTTCTCATATAATTCCAACCATTTTTCATCATTAATAACTAAAATATTATTTATGTTATCTTGATTAGTTTGCATAAAATTTATCATACTTCTAATATCCGATTTATTTGAGAATATTATTTCATTGATGGTACTTTCTAACAAATTTAAATTTTCTTTTTCTGAAATATTTTTTAAAAATAAAAAAACATTTTCTTTTGGGAGTTGATTAAATCTTAATTTCATAAATTCATTTTGTAACCCTTCATCAATTCTACTAATATAATTACATATAAGACAAAATCTTACATTGTTAGAATATTTTTGTATCAAATATTTTAATGCTTGTTGTGCTATTTTAGTCATATAATCAACTTCATCCAATATAACAAATTTTATTCCTCTAATAAATAAATTTTTTGAATTTACAAATTGACTAATTTGATTTCTTATAATATCAATTCCTCTTTCATCAGATGCATTTAAATGAATTATTAATTCTTTATTTTTAACACTATGGGTTTGTTGATATTCTTCAATTAAATTTATTATTGTTGTTGTTTTTCCAGTTCCAGGCGGTCCATAAAATAATAAATTTGGAAATTGTCCTGTATTAATAATATTTTTTAAAATTTGTTTATTTAATGAATCAAGAACAACATTATTAAAATTATTTGGCCTATATGCTTCTATCCAAGGAATACTACTCATATTAACATAAATTTATTAATTATTTTTTAAATTTATATAAAATATATATATTATTTTAAATATTTATATTATTTTAAATATTTTAAATATTTATGTTTTGTTGATTCTTAATAATATATAAAAATTTATTTAAAAAGAAGTTGCTTATTTTAATTATAATAAAATTATAATAATAAAATGATTGAAACTGAAAATATTGAAGAAATATATGAATTTGAACAAAATCAAGAAAGCATTGAAGGAAAAGAAGAATTTGATAAGTTAGAAAAAAATAATAATATAAAACCAAAAGGAAAAAGAGGAAGAAAATCAAAAAAAGAATTATTAGAAATACAAAATCAAATGAAATTACATTGTGAACAAAATCAATATGATAATTACGGTGATATAAGTGGTAATGAAAGTGAAGAAAAAAAAGAAGATGTTAAAATTCCAAAAAAACGTGGAAGAAAACCAAATGGAGGAAAAATAATTTCTCAAAGTTCAATAATTGAAGAACAAATTGATGAAAAACAAAATGTTATATTATGTTTGAGATGTAATATGTCAGATTTAGAAAAACCATTGATAGAAAATGATACATTAGATGCTTATAATAATCATATTTGTAATGAAGTTATGTATAATTATAATCCAAATGTAATTGTTAATGATAAAATTAATAATGTCAATAATAACAATAATGAAGATGATTATAATGATGATGATTATAATGATGATAATAATAATATGAAAGAAATTTCAAAAAAAATAAAACAATTGGAATATAAATTGCACATAAATAATATTGTGAAAAAGTCTTGCTGTTTTTGGGATACATGTGATTTTGATAATCCACCTATTTATATACCAAAATATTATTTGAATGGAACATATCATGTGTATGGTTGTTTTTGTAGTCCAGAATGTGCAGTTGCATATTTAATGAATGAACACATTGATAGATCTGCTAAAGCTGAAAGATATCAATTATTGAATGATATTTATTCAAAAATATATAAATATGATAGAGGTATTAAAGAAGCATCAGATCCAAGATATTTATTGGATAAATTTTTGGGAGATTTAACAATTCAGGAATATAGATCTTTATTAAGAAATGAAAGATTATATTTTGTTATTGACAAACCATTGACAAGAGTTTTTCCAGAATTGCACGAAGACAATGAAGATTTTATTTTAAATAATAAAATAATTCCATCAAATTCATCATTAACAAATCAAGTTAAAAATAAATTGTATAAAAAAAAACCAAATAAAATAACAATTTTAAATGAAAAATTTGGAATTACATCAAATAATTGATGATTAATGATTAATAATTAATAATTATGAAATGTAAAAAAATAATTTAACTAAAAATATAAATGTAAATTATAATTACACCGACCAAAAAGAAAAATGAGACAAACTTTTTGTAAAAAATAAAAATTTTATTATTTTCTCTTCGGTGATGTAAAAGCACCCTATCCATTTTCTCAGGTAGAAAATCTTGGGCTTGTATCACATTTCACGGCTTTTAGCGGTTGGATACTTTTATTATTATTGTATTCTCTTCTATACTTTTCAGGTCTTTCACCTGTTTCCATATAACATTTGAATACTTTTTGAATGTTTTTACATCCGTTTTTATCACGATTGATACAACCCTTCCTATTATTTTCCATTTGATATGTTAGAATAGAATGTATCTTTCGTTCTTTTTGTTTTGTGTCTTTCTTAAACTTCAAATATAAATTTTCACATACTTCTTCGGTTTTATATGATAAACAAGATGTTTTAAATTCATCTATATTATAAACCTTAAAAGTTTCTTGTAATTTTCGTTTTAATGTTAAATTTGGTGTAGATATAAAGTTCCTCATTTGTTTCCCTATGCTCCAATCACCTATGATAATAATATGGTCTTTGCTGTATTTTTTTACTATTTTATTCACCATATTATCTTCTGTTCGTTTTTTATTGATATAACCATACCATTTATATTTACGAAATTTTAGTTCTTGATATAACGGAACTAATGTTTCATTTGCTTTTATTTTTTCAGTAATGTATTCTTTGAATTTTTCTATATTACAGGTTTTAGAATTATACTTATTTAATCCTTCTTGTATTTTAGTTATTCCTATTTTATCCTTGTAATTTTTTAACAAAGATTGATATTTCAATCGTTTTGTTTCTTTCAAATACATTCTGTTTGTATAAGAAAAATAATTTCCTTCATCGTCCATCATAGAAAATAAACTTCTTTTTCCCGGATCAACATAAATATGTTTTCCTTCTAATTGTTCTTTTGGAACTTCATCAATATAAGGAAATTCAGGATTTTCTTGTTTTTCTTCCTTTTTAGATTTTTTAGGTTTATTTTTATTTTCCAATCGTTTTTGTTTTGTTTGTTCTTTTTGTAATATTTTCTTGTCTTCTTTAATTTTATCTTTTTGTTCTTTGGTTAATCCTTGTAATGCTTTCTTTCCTGCCTTTTTTTTATCTTTCTTTTCATGTTCTTTTTCTACAAAATCTTTATGTAAAAATCTCAAAGAAGTTGCATATCCATCCGTAATAATGGTATAATCAAAAACATAATTCTTTCTTGTCTGTGTTATATTGAAAATTGTATTCCAAATAAATTCTTTATTTTGTTCTAAACAATTATACAAATCTCCCTTTGTTTTATTTTTAGGTTTTCCTTTATTTTTTCCTGATTTTATTTCAGTTGTTTCTTTAATCCAAATATCTAATAATTTTTGATGTTTTTCTGTTTCTATAAATAATTCCACTAATGCTTTTGTATCTACTTGAATGTGTCTTGGTATAGAGTTGGTTTGTATAGGGAAAAACTGGAATGATTTTCTTTCCAAATTCTCTAATTCTAAACACATAAAAATCATATGTTTCAAATACTTATAAGGTGAAACTTTAATGTCGTAATAATAACTATTTTCAAATATTTCAGGAGCAATCTTATTACGATTTTCTTTTAACCAATTATGGTATTTTTCATTACAAGTAAGCGTATTATTGATTATATCGTTTTTGACTAAATTTATTTCTTTATAGAGTTGTTTCTTAAATTCTTTATTTTCAATTTGTTCTCGATAAAGATGTTTGAAATAAGAATTTACAAAGCGTTTTATATAATCAAAAAATCTCATCTTAATATTATTTTCAATAGCAGTAATCATCGTGGTAGAATAATAATCCAAAATGGATGATAAATTACTACCATCTTCTAAATCAAATGTATTTAATTTTTGAAACTCATATAACAAAATTGCATTATTTCCTTTAGGTTTTTGTCCTGATGATGATTTCATTACAGATTTCATACACATAGAAATAGTATCTTCTGTAATTTCAGGAATTTCTTGATTATTATGATATTTGTGTAAAACCCATAATCGTAATAAAAAATATGTTTTAGTTGTAATAGCATTTGTTCTAATTATCGCATTTTGTAAGATTTCCATATTTTCCTTAACTTCTTCATTATTCTTGTAAAGAATAGATGTAATAGGAAGTTTCAAACACCGATATTTATCAGGAGGTTCTTTTTTGGAATTCATCCTATATATTTACTAAATATTTTATTTTTAAATAGTTTTTCCGCAAAATTATTTATTTCTCCAGTAATTATCTCTTTTTCCGCATTCCCACATTTTTTTTTGTTTGTCTAAAACATAATTTACATCTAATTCTGGTTGGAAATATTCTGCTGGAAATGGAGAAAATACTCTGAATACAAAATTACAATTTACACACCAGTATCGTTGAAAATTCTAAGAACTTTCTTTAGGTAAACTATTCGCATTAGGTAGTTCTACATAATAATTTAATTTGAACCTTTCGTATACAGGGTAGTTGATACGAGCCAATCACATTTATTATAAAAGATCTTATTGGTAAAAGTATAAGATTAATTTAATACTTTTTAACGAGTATTGTTGTTTTTCTATTAACAATTTTCTTCCTGCTTCACCATAAGTTGCTACTTTACACGTATTGCACCTTGCTTCCATTCCAATAGTTTGTTGTATATTGATTTGAAATAATTATTAAAATTCAAATCAATTTTTTAAGAAAATGTAAATGAAGGTGTCGGCATTCCCAAAGCATTATAATTTATATTTGTATCTACTATGAAACTTGGTGTACATACATTTTGTATTGTATTTTCGTGTATTTTCATTGTAGAACTTTGAATAATATTTGATGCTGGATGAGACTTAACAATTGAATTCGGACTATACATTTCAGAATGTGCTGTATTAAACATTGATTTTGCCGTTATACAAGATTGACTATCGTGAGACATATAATTATAGACAAATGGAGCAGAACCACCCATTATTTGTTTATCTGTAGCAGGTGCAAAACCTAACCATTGTGGATTATATGGGTTTGACATTATTATAAATTAAATATATTATATTTAATATGTTTTAACTATTAGTATTTTCTTTCGTTTGTTTCATTTTTTCCTTTCGTTTTTGATATGCTCGTTGCCTATATTCTTTTAATTTTTCAGGATTTTCTTCTTTTAATTTTTGTAAATAATTTGCTCCATCTTCCATAACTTTTTGTTTATTTTTTTCGTAATATGTTTTATGATTTTTTCCGCAAGTATATTTTTTTAATCGCTCTTCTAATTCATTTATGCGTTGTTTCAGTAATTCATTTTCTTCTTTATAGTTTTCGTTCATTTTATATTATATTATTATAACTAAATATTTTTAAATAATTTTGTATAGATTTATTATGAAGCAACATACGGAAGATTATAAACTTACTACTGTTAAATATTATTTAGACCATAATGAAGATATGCGTGATACTTGTGAAATTTTCAAATGTAGGCATCAATCATTATCAAGATGGATAAAAACATATAAACAAAAAGGAAATGTAACTCGCAAAACTCGTAAAAATCATAATCTTAAAATTACACCTGAAATTGAAAAGTTTGTAAAGGATTATGTAAGAAAATACAATACAACTACTTTATGGGAATTATCAAAATTAGTAAATGAAAAATACAAAGTTCATTTAACCGATATGAGTATTTATAATATTTTACATAAACATAAACTTACAAGAAAGCGTTTAAGAAGTAAATATTATCCTGAAAAGAAAGAAGGATAAGAAAAGCAAGATTTGGAAGATTTTTACAAAAAGTTAAAAGAATTTGATTATAAAAGAACTATATGTTTAGATGAAACCTCTATATATTTGAATATGACTTTAACCTATGGTAGAAGTAAGAGTGGGACAAGAGTAATAAAGAAAACCAATAAGTATCCTTATAAAAGATATAATTTATTATGTGCTATAAGTTCTGAAAAAGTTATTGGATGGAAATTATATCCTGAAAGAAAAGGAGGTGTAAAAACAAATGATATATTAGAATTTTATGATGAGTTTATTCATTCCAAATATAAAAATTATTTGGTAATTATGGATAATGCGGTTATTCATAAATCAAAAATAATAAGAGAAACGATAGAAAATAATAATAACCATTTGATTTATTCAGTCCCTTACCATCCTGAAACCAACAGCATAGAAGAGTTCTTTAGTCAGTTAAAACATTACATTAAAAAAGAAAGTCCAAACACGTACGAAGATATTTATAATGTAATTACTAATATTTTAGAAAAGAAAATACAAAAGAAACATTTAGAAAACTACTTGAAACATAGTTATAAAATATATAAATTATAACTTCGTTTTTGTCTCATTTTTCTTTTTGGTCGGTGTAATATAAATAATTATAATTTATAAAATTAAAAATATATTATTTCTGGTTCTCCATTTAAATTATTTAAATATTTTGCAATTATTTTTGGATTTCTTTTTTTCATTAAAACTTCTTCTGTTTCATAAACATTATTATTTAAATCAATAAAATACATTATTCCATTTACATCTTGAACTCTAACTTCAATTTCATTCACATTTTCTTCAGTTTCTTCAATTACGATATCGCAAATTCCATGTGGTGTTCCTTTCAAATGAGTTCCACAATAATCAGAATTATTTTTTTTTCTTCTTGTACATTGTTCACCATTTGAACGTTTTGCAATACAACGACAATGCATTTCAATTCCAATTTTATTTCTTTTTCTTTTCATAAAATCTTCTTTTTTAAATATCAAACGATGATAATCATAAACAAATTGCAATAATTGTGATACTTTTGGTTCACTTATTATATCTAATTCATGAGATTTTTGTCTAATATCATTTTTAAAAGTAGACATATAAGCATCTATTTTTTTATTTACTTTTTTTTCCATTTTAATTATTTTTTAATTTATAATTTATAATATAAATAATTATATATTATATATAAAAATATTATTAAATACTTAATCAATTTTTTATATATAATACAATGAATTTAAAGAAATAATAAATTAAAAATATTACATTTTTTTCTTACATTTTGTTAATTCTAATAATAAATTATTATTTACATCTTTGATCAAATTATATCTTTGATATTTACATCTTTGATCAAATTATATCTTTGATTGAATTATATCTTTGATTGAATTATATCTTTGATTGAATTACAACTTATTTCAGTATTTTATATGATGTTTTTTATATTAACAACATTATGTATTTTTTCTAAATTTATTTTTGTATAATAATGTTGCCAATTATTTAATATTTTTAATATTATATTCATATCATTATTTACATCTCCATTTAATAAATAAATTCCATTCCCATCACTTAAACTTTCTGCATCTTTTGGAAAATAATCACAAATATTTTTACATCCAAAATAAATGACATTTGTTCCATGCAAAAGAGGATTTATTATTTTTTCACTAAAATAATGAGGATGACATGTATTTTCAATAGCAATTGTAAATAAATAATTTTTAATATTATCTTCATTTTCAAAAGTTCCTTTTAATGTTTCAGATGTTGTTTCATAATAACAACATCCTCTGCCATAAATATCAATGGGTAAATTATTTTCAAGAATTATTTGTGCTAACAAATGTCTGTAATTATGACCAAAAGTCCAGTTTTTTTCTGAAATCATTAAACTCATGATTTTATTTTTAATCATTGGTTGTTGATATAATTTTATTGGAATATGACAATAACCTAAATATCCAAATCCTTCAATAAATTCATCAGGTAAATCATATTTTTCTCCAATATAATATTTTCCAACGTTATTTTGAACATAATTTATAAAATTGAAATCAACTAATGAATTATTTTCATCTTTTTTATAAACTAAACCTAAAAATTCTGGTGGTTCATGTGCTAATCCAATCACATTTTCTTTTAATATTTCATTTTTTAATTTAGGCATTGCTTTGTTTAATATTATAACATGTGTATAATCATCATCATAAGTAAATTTATAATTAACATTATAATTTGGGTCATACAATAAATTATTAATTTTAATAAAAGTATTTGTAATTGATTCTGTTGTGCAATAATCTGAAAATATTTTAATAATTTTCATAATTTTTATATTTTATATATGAAAATTTAATATAATTATAATGTAAATAATTAAATTGCAAATAATTTAAATAAAAATAAAAATATATTCATATAAAATATCAAAAATGTACCAACAAATTTTAAAAATGTGTAATCAAATAATAAATTTTATAAAATATTCAAATTTTCCAAATTATATTGAAAATCAATTTATTCATTCATACATTATATTAATAGGTGCATTTATATTAGGAAATAAAAAATATTATCCAATTATAACATTTTTTTCAATGATTTTTTTATATTTATATTCTTATTTTATTCACAAATTGTTCCATAATTTACCAAAACCATTTAATGTTCATATGGATTATCATCATAACAGTAATAATGAAAAATCTATCATTTCTAAATATATTAATTTAATAATTGAATTAATATCGAATATATTATTTTTTGCAATTATTTATTTTATTCAAGCATTAATTAACATAAATATTATTCCAAATATATTTATATTTTATTACGGATTTATTTATGTTTCAACCCATATTATTAATTATTCATTATTTCATTTATCTCCAGAACATGTTATACACCATAAAACATCAGATATATCTTCAGATGAAGATGTAAAAACATGCAATTATGGCCCAGATTTATTAGATCATGTTTTTGAAACAAATTTTTCAAATACTTTTGAAAATTATAACCATATAATACCAAATATATTCATATCATTTTTATTGGCAAAATATTTATTTTGTTAATTTAACATAAAAAATTGAAAAATATTAACATAAAAATATTATTTTATAATTATTTATAATAAAATAATATTTATTGCAAAATGATATTAAATACACTTGAAGATATATATAATTTATATGAATTTGAGCCAGATGAAGAAAAAAATATTTTAATTAAAAATAAAATTGGTAATAATGAATGTCGACCTTGTTTTAATCGTAAAATGTATATTAAACCGTTTGATGAATGTCCTATATGTTATGATAAAATAATACGAAAAAAAGATGCATATTTAACACAATGTGGTCATTCATTTCATAAAAAATGCATTTTTGATTCATATGTATTTAAACAAATAAATAAAAAATGTAGTAATTTTAAATGTCCTTTATGTAGAATAAGTCTTGGAACTGATATTGAAGAAATAAATGAAAGATATAATATTTGGAATGGAAATGAATTAGATAATTTAGAAAATTTTTGGTATAAAAAAGATTTCATAATGCCTCACATTTGCCCTGATGGAAAACATTGGTATGGAATGAATTATAAAGAATGTAAATATTGCAAAGAATATTGCAAAAATGGTTTATAATATATATTTTTTACACAATAAATATTTTTTTTAAATTATTTATTTTTTACAAATATTTTTTTAAATTATATATATTTTTTATAAATATATATATTTTTTATAAATATATATATTTTTTATAAAATATGTTAATATATTAAAATGACAAACTCAAATTCATATGGACAATTTTGGTATGGTAATCAAATTGGATTTCCAGGATTTTTATATAAACGAGGAACAGCAGGAGCAAGAAGATCTACTAAATTTGCTGCTGGAGGAAATAAAATAACAAACACACCACAAAATGTTAATAATAAATATCAAGCTGGAAATAGTGGTATTGGTGGAACAAGTATTGCAGTTAGAAGAGCAAAAAATAGATTAGCAACAACATGTAATGATGGAAAATGTTTTCCATATTATAATAATTTATCACCACCAAATGGAACATATAAATATGTTATTTAATTATAAAAAAATTGTTGAATCAATATCATAAATTTTGTTTGTTGATAATAATGGATTTTGTTGATATCCATTTTCATTTAGTAATTTATTCATATTTTTTAATAAAAAAGACCATGAACAATTTGGTGAATTTGATAAAATATCTATAAAAGACCATGTCATTGCTCCTTGTATTTTATTATTTATTAATGCTTCTGAACTATATTGATTATCTAAACAACCACTTATCATTAAAATATTTCCATTTAAAATTTCTTTGAATCCAATATTAGTATTTTCAATGTAATTATTATTTGGTATATCATATGAATATTTCAAATCAAACATAGTTCCACTATGACAACTATCAAATAATCCAATTATTGTAACATTTTTATTATTTTTTAAAATATTTTGAATTTCATCATCATAAACACCTTGTAAATCAAGTGAAACAATCATTTCATCCATTCCATCTAATTCATCATTACTATTGTCATATGTTGAAGAGCCATGACCGCTAAAATAAATAAATAATAAATCGCCTTCATTTGACGAATTAATAAAATCTTTAATTTTATTTAAAATATTTTCTTTTGTTGGTTTAATTTCAGTGAAATCAGTTAAAATATCATATGTTATAAATCCTTTAGAAGATAAAAATTCATGCATTTTCTTAGCATCATCAATGCATCCGTTTAATTCATATTGAGTATTTGCATAATTTAAACCAAAAATTAATAATTTTTTATTAGTAAATTTTGTTGTTTTATTCGGAAAATTTGAATCATAATTATTAATTATTTGTAAATTTAAATTATAATTTCTTTTTAAAATATCTAAACTTTGGTTATAATTTAACATCAATTTGTTGATTAAATTATTTTTACTTTTTAAATTAATATTTAATTTATTTATTTTTTTTATTGAATCAGATAAATTTATTTGTAATTTTTTTACATCAGAATTAAATTTTAAAGTTAATTCTGATGATTTTTTTTGTTTGTAAATAGCCAACATTTTATATTATAAAATAATAAAATATATAATTTATATAATTTTAATTTAAAAATAAAAAAAGTTATTTAATGTCTTTAATTTTATATTTTACATCAAGCATTAAACATTGAACATGAAATATGTTAAAAATCTATTTTTTTTAATTCTTCAACAATTTCAGTTGTTAATATTTCTGGAAATTTAATATTAAAAATAATTATCAAATTTCCAATATAATTTTCTCTCATCAATCCCATATTTGGAATTGTTTTATTATAATTTTGATGTATTACATGACCTATTGTGCTAGAATTTGTTATAGTATATATTTTTCCATTCAAATGTTTTAATTCAAAACTAAAACCACATAAAGCTTCTTTTAAAGTTATTGTTTTTGTATATATTAAATCTAATCCATCACGTTTAAAATCAGTTTTATTGTCAATTTTAATAATTAATTTAACATCTCCTTTAACACCATCAATGCAATTTCCTTTTTCTTTAATATTAATTATTTCACCATCATCTATTCCTTTTAAAATATCTATATAAATTGTTTCAATTTCTTCTGTATGTTGATTTTCATTTTGAATTAGTCTTTTAATTTCTACTGGAATTTTTAAATCTATAAATACTTTTTCAAATGGAATTATAATTGTTTTTATTATTGGTTGAATTCTAATTATATGTTGAAAATTTTGTGCATTAAAAGGAGTTCCACCAAAAAATACTTTAAATTTTGTAGATCCTTGTTGAGGATGTGCAAAAGATTGACCAAATATATTCGCAAAAATATCATTAACATCGAATGGCATTTCTCCAAAATTATGTGTTAAATTATAAGTTCCATTATCATATTGTTGACGTGTTTCAGAATCTCCTAGTATTTCATAAGCTTCAGAAATTTCTTGCATCTTTTTTTTTGATTCTTCACTATCATTATTTTTATCAGGGTGATATATTAAACTCATTTTTCTATATGCTTTTTTAATTTCATCTTGAGATGCATTTTTATTCAAATTTAATATTTCATAATAATTTGGTTTATTCATCTTTGCAATTAAATAATATTTTTATAATTTTGATGTTAATTTAACGAAATTTTATTTTTACATTTTTCAAAATAAAATAAAATAAAATAAATAAAATAAAATAAATAAAATAAAATAAAATGAATAAAATATATATTTAATAATTTTATATAAATATATTTTTAAAATAAAAATAAATGTTGGCAAATGAATTATTTATAAAAAAATATCAACCAAAATCATTGTTAGAATTTAATACAGATTTAGAATTAACAAATATTATAAATATTATGATTAATATGAATAATTTAAATTTATTGCTTATTGGAGACATAGGAACTGGAAAAACTACATATATTAATGCAATAATTAAAGAATATTATAAAGATATACCAACAAATCAATATTTAAATAATATATTATACATAAATTCTTTAAAAGATCATGGTATAAATTTTTGTAGAAATGATGTTAAAACATTTTGTCAAACATATTCTAGTTTATCAGGAAAAAAAAAAATAATTGTTCTTGATGACATTGATTTTATAAATGAACAAAGTCAACAAGTTTTTAGAAATTTTATTGACAAATATAGTTCAATAGTTCATTTTATTGCAACATGTTCCAATTCTCAAAAAGTAATTGAAACATTACAATCCAGATTAACAATTTTAAAAATAAAACCTCTTAATAATTCTCAATTAAAACAAATAATGGATAAAATAATAGAAAATGAAAATTTAAATATTTCAGAAGATTCGCAAGAATTTATATTAAATATAAGCAATGGTTCTGTAAAAATATTGCTAAATTATTTAGAAAAAATAAAATTAATTAATTTACCAATTGATTTACAAATTGCAAATAATTTGTGTTCAAATATAAGTTTTTTAGTTTTTCAAGAATATACCAAAAATATATTAAACAAAAATTTACAAGAATCAATAAATATTATTTATAAATTATTTGATCATGGATATTCAGTTATTGATATTCTTGATAATTATTTTATTTTTATTAAAATAACAAATTCATTGAATGAAACACAAAAATATGAAATAATACCAATAATTTGTAAATATATTGCTATATTTCATAATATTCATGAAGATGAAATTGAATTAGCATTATTTACAAATAATATTTATAATTCTATAAATGTATAGTTACAAAATATAAAATATATAATTGCAATATATAAAATATATATTTTAATATGAATTAAAAAATATATTATTATATAATAAACTCAAATGATTTTTGCAACTAACAATGACAATTGTAATAATTGCAATTGTAACAATAATGATAATAATGATGATAATGATGATGATAATAATGATGAAGTATCAGATATAAATTCAAATGTTAGTAATGATTGTTGCATTAACAATCAAATTATAAAAAAAAAATTTCCAATTGAAATTTTAATTGATTTTTTAAATAATATTTGTCAAAAAAATTATAACCGTAATTATTATGTGGTTAATTTACTTTCTTATAAAAAAGCAATATTTGATGGTTCAATTAAAAATTTTATAAATAAATGCATTCCTTATTATTATATATCAAAAAGAAAATATTTAACACGTGAAATGAATTATAATCATTTTACAACCATAATTAGACAAATATGTAAACATTTAAAAATAAATTACACAAATAAAATAAAATATGAAAGATCTTCATATGATATTGTTTATACAATATATTTAACACCAAGAGACATTTAAGTATGTTTATATTTTGTTGGAATTATATAACAAGAAATAAATAAAAATGCATAAAAAGCTAAATATGACCCATATTTATCTATTCCAATGTTATAATATTCTAAAATTCTCATTATTCCATAAAATAAAATAATCATTATACTAATTCCTGTTATGGCTGATGAAATATTATTGTTATTCATAATATTATTAATTAATAATAATATTATTTTATTTTTATTATTTTATTATCATAAACATGTAATAAATTATTATATATTTATAAAAGAATTATAATTAACTACTAATAAATCAGGATTTTGTTCTGAATTTCCATTTAAATAATTGATAAACAAAGTTTTATATTTATGATTCAATAATATTTCATCAATTTCATGATCTGTTAAAGAAAAACATTCTTCATTTTCAAAATATATTTGATTGTCAGTAAATGTTGCATATTTGATACAACATATAGTATCTAAATTATTTAAATTTGTTAAATATTCTCTATTAAAAAAATAATACTCATCACAACTTTCGAACAATTTTTCTTTTTCATTGGCAAATATTGAATAATAATTTTCTTGATGTTTATTTATATATTTATATGCAACATCAGGTAATTTATATATTTTTTTATTTTTATTATTTGTTAAAATTCCAATCATTGGTGTGTTTGTAAAAATTTCAGTAATTTTTTCATTTATTGAAAATCCAAAAATTTTTTTTGAATTAATTATTTCTGATGTTAATGAAAAATATATATTTTTTTTTAAAAAAAAAATTGTATTGAAATTTTCAAAATTTTTAATTTCAACAACAACAAAATAATTTTCAAAATTATCACAAATTATACCATAATATATATAATTAACAAATCCAATATGTTTCATTAATAAATCCACATTTTTTTCAATTTCATAAATATCATTTAAATTATTAAAAATTTTAAAAAAATTCATTATGTTTGTTGTTTCATCTTTTTTCATCATAAATAATAAAAATGGTTCTACAATTTTAGTATTAATATTATAACATAATACATTTAATTCATTACAATTTTCTGGTAATTCATACATTTTTGATGCAATTTCTTCCACTGAATAATAATAATTATTAGATATCATTTATTTTTATTTTTATTTTTTATATTATTAAAAAAAGTAAAATAATAAAATATGATGATAAAAAATAAAATAAAAAAAATGTCAATTTTATAAAAATGGACGTTGACTTTTTGACACTGCATGCGGAATTGGCATTATAATATCTCTTTTTTTTACTAAATTTATTGTTTCCAAACATTTTGGCTCAGGTGTAAATTCATGCATTGGTTTTACCAAATTTGTTAATCCAATACCATATAAAAATGATTCAGTTTCAATTGCATTGTGTGACATAACATCATAAGGCAATCGAATATTACCAAACCCATTACCAGGTAATTTTGTATTATAAGCATAACCATGAGAACTGTATTTATATAAATTCCATTCCTTAGAATTTTCATATTGTTTCATTTCCATACAATAATTTCCAGGAGTATTTTTATTTCTTGTTGAAGCCATTATTATATAAAATATATATT